ATTGCCAAATTATTATCCAAAGGCGGTCTTAAAGAGTTAATTAAAGAAGTCGTTTGAGTAAGTAAAGCTGCTACCTCTTGAGCTGAGGTAATAGGACCTGTTGCTGTAACTGCTCCTGTAACAACTGTTCTTAACTGTGCTGTGTTGTTCATCGCTCCCGCTAGAGGGGATAGTCTTTGGACTAACTCTTGTAGGGTGTCAATTAAAGTTTCAAGGGTTGTTTGCTTAGTTTCGCCGTTTTCATTTACTGCTATTCTGCGTAAAACATTATTTATAGAATCATATCCAATTATCTCTACCGCATTAACGCCAAAATCCTCATCAAATGAGGTGTTGCCCATATTCTGCTCGGTATATTTGTTTTGACTGGCGGGACGGCTAGGAGTTGCCATAGTGCATTAAGTTAGTTTTTATATTCAGCTTTTTATTCAAAAATTCTATATATGCGGATAACACTTCAATTTTAACAACTGCTCTATCTTCGCCTTTGAGATTGTTTACCTTTTCAAGGCTCTTAATTTCAGCTTTAACAGCGTCAATACTATTACCAATATCCCCTGCTTTTATTTTGTTTTCAATATAACCGTTAATTGTGGATAACTCTGTGGAAAACCCTCCAACTTTATCTGCCCAGTTATCGCCTAATTGAAAATACTCCACAGTATATGGTTTGCTGTTTTGAGCTTCATAGTCTAAGTATGGTGGTTCAACATTGGTGACTGGCTGTGTTGGTGCGTCCTTACCGCTTGGTAAGGTATCAACTGTCTTTTCTGTTGGTGTTCTAAATACTGTTTCACTCATATTTTTCTTTCTCTTTCTTTTGGTTACCCCAACTTTGACCTTTTGTTTCGGCTAATCGAGCATATTGGATTTGTGCTTCAAATCTTCTAACTCGGTTGATGTCATTGGAACGCATAGCTTTAATTAGATTATCTCTAAGGCTTCTAATATTCGTTGACTCGTTGACAATCTTGTTAATTAGTCTTTTGTAATATTCTCTAGCACTAGAACTCTTTGCATCCCTAAGTGCAATAGTTAATTCTTCTAAATCTAATTTACGACCATAATCTAAATCCATATATATTTTGTATTAAATGTCTAAGAGGGTGGGAACTTGAAAAACCCACCCCGATATTAGACCGCTGCGAATCTTGCTGAAAGAACCCAACCAGAGTTGAGAATCTTAGTAGCGTAACTACCAGCCCACGATACCATCGAAATTCGACCAGCAGGTGAGTTAGAGTCCACTATGTTAGGCAAGATGTACAGTTTTGGTGCGTCCTGTGCGAGGTCGTAAGTTCCGAAAGCGTTAGCTCCGTGTACATAGGTATAAAACCTAACTACAGTTGAAGCGGCTAGCGAAGAAGCTTCTGTTCCAGATGAAACATCTTTGTTCAAAAGCCATCGTACTCCGTACAGTTCTCCCATTTCACCAGTGTAAAGATCCTTTACATCAGAGTAAGTCTTACCGTTGACCCAAGTGGTGTCACCAATAAGGTTGTACTTTGAGTAAGGGTCTGTTTTACCAATGAATAGTCCGTCCTGATATTTCATAGCTTTGTTCAACTCTAATGCTCTTGTCATCAATCTGATGTCGCAAGCGTCAAGAGTATCACCAGCTGCGAAAGAGTGGACTGTGTGGTTGTTACCATAATAGGCTGTTCCGCTTTCTAATTCAGCACGAACGAGTCTGTTAATGGTTTCTCCCATATTTTGTCCAACCAGTTCGATTTTTTCTTTCATATTGCTGTCGATAGAAACTGTCGATAACAATCTGGAAGTTGGAACTGTAATACCATACTCTGACAATGTCATAGATACGGTACAGGCTGTGATTCCACAGGTTACAGGGTTTGAAGCTTCTCCTAAAGGAGTGGTCATAATTGTTAGAGGTTCATACCTCGTAAAGTTGACCGTTCTGCCCTCATTAGCTGGGTGTGTTCTACTCTGTGATCCCTCTTTAAGGACCAATTCGTATTCAGCACGAGCTAAAAAGACTTTCTCGTAATAGGTTGAGACTTCAGGACTTAGTGAGCCAGAAGTGTTAGCGTTTGTTGCACCGCTAATTCCTTGTCCTTGTACTGCCATATTTTATATTTGTCACCATCCTTTCTAAGTTGGTTGCTTATTTGCAAAGTCATAAGGTTATGCCTGAACTATGCCAAGTTTTTGTTCTAGCTCCTCAGGAGTCATATCCTTTATTGATTTCTCTGTTTGTCTAACTTGTGTTGGTCTAAGAGCGGCTTCTGATACTTGCTTTGCAACATTCTCAGTTACCTGACTAACTCCGTTTTCTACTGCCCTGTTGTAGGGTTTCATCAGTTTTTCCACAAACTTGTAGACTGATGCGGAATACGGATTTTGCTTAACATAAGCTTCCGTAGCCTCTGCAATAGTGTCTGACAATTCCTTGTCGAAGTTACCAGAGCTAGGGTCGAGCTGTGGAAAAGCCTTAATAGATTGTTCAGCTTCTCGGTTGATCCTGTTGATTGCATCCTGTTGTTTAATCCTGATTGATACCAAACTATCAGCTGCTCGCATAATGTCTGCTTGGTACTGTTCTGGACTAATCTCTGTGCCAGGTTCTACTTGCGGTTGATATTGAGGAAATCCCCCAACTGGTTCATCTGAACCTGTAAGTGCCGCTAGTCTTGATGCTAAAGCCTCTTTTTCTTGCTCTGCCTGTTTAGCCTTGTTGGCTAACTCCCTAATACGCTGATTAGCTCCTTTCTTGGAACTATCCTCTGTTTCAGCTTCATTACTTTCTGTCTCTACTGTTTCCGTCGATTCAGCTTCCTCAAATAGTTCTTCTGCTTCCTCAGGTGTTTGTTCTAACGCTGGCGATGCGTCAATAGTGTTTTCTTCACTTTCATTTAACGCCAAATTTTCTTCATTGTTAATAATTCTCACCTCCTCCAGTGATACGCATCAGTAAGGTTGATGTGAGCTTACCTTTGAGTCTATATGGCTCAAATATCCGAGTCTTACTAAGGCTCAGGTATTCACTCCATATTTAGCTCTTGCCTTGTCTTAAGTTGCGGACTTCCCTGCTCGTCAAACCCAGTGAGCAACTTATCCGTCCCGATCCACGCACCGTGTTCGACAATACACTCTGTGCAAATAAGGTACGGACCACGCTGTTTCCAGCCGTGATTAGCTTCTGGCTTGTAGACAAAACTTGGATTATTAAAGTCCAAATCCTCAATAATACTGTCATCTTTAATTTCTTCTTCATTTTGTTTCATCTGTTAGTGTGCCATCGGACTTTTCAGAAGCCTCTTTGCAGTCCTCGACTTTGTCTAATATTCTTTGAATAACATTCTTAGTTAGATTGACAACTAATACATTTCTGCCTAACTCCTCAAAGGAAGCACCATTCTCAATAGCTGCGGAGTTGATGTTGTCAAGATCGCCATTAACAGACTGTATGAACCCTTTTAATGCTTTCCAACCCGCTGTATTGGCTAGTGTGGCTATAGCCTTTTCCTCATCACTAATAGTTTCAGCGGATTCTTGTGATTCTTGCTGAAAACTTGCTAAGTTGTTAAATATCGATGTTGGTTTAATAGCTGCTTCGTCTTTCATTACATTATTGGTTGCATATTAGGGTCTTGTGGTGGCATCTGTTGGCCCATAGATGGGTCTTGCATAGGTTGAGGTGGTATTGCATTCATATCTGGCTGTCCACCGCCTTGCATCATTTGTTGTGCGGCCTGCATAAACATTTGTTCGCTCTGTTGCATTATCTGTTCGCCTTGTTCGTCTTCGGTTCTTTCAACTAAGATTTTGTCCCAGTCTTGGATACCAGTATTAGCTATTAGTCTTTTAAGAATCTCCCCAAACTTAAACTCAAAACCCTCTTGGTCAAGTTGAGCCGTCATTAGGTTGCCTTGTGGGGTTTGGGCTTTCATAAATATATTCATAAGCATTGATAGATTCTCTTGCTGTGAGTTCTTGTCAGCAGCAAAGGTTGAACCGGATACCATTTCATAGTCAAACAAAGTCGACCCAGTCTTGTTTGTGCCAATCTTTAATTTTCCAGACTTTTCATCAAACATCTCTTTGATCTCAGGATAGCTTCGCTCTAACTCTTGAATCTCCTCATCAAACATTCTGATAGTTATTGTCTTGGATTGTTTCTTAGAGATTAGGTTGACCATTTTGGTCATAATCTGCTTCAAAAACATTTCCATATAGAATCTGTCAGCGTTATCACGAGTATTTTCTCTAGCTGACTGCATCTTTAATGCTTGTGGTGTCTTGCCCATTCCGGGATCTACTTGTGCGCTGACAGCGGTGTCTGATGTGCCAAACATATTCATCAAAGCACTATTAGCTACTTGGTAGGTATTGTTAAATGTCTCGATTCCTTTAGGATTAAGCTGAATAGGTTGAACAGCATTATTGATTTGGTTTCTAACTAACCACTTCTCAGCCGGACCCCATTTGATTGAAGACATTGAGGCAATATTGGTTTTGTTTACAAGAATTGGTGGGAACATTGATGTTTTAATACCGTCAAAGTAGAGATTCCAGTTAGAGTTGATAGCCATTTGCATTGATGCACCACGCTCGAAGTCTCCCATACCCATAAAATCGTCTAAAAGAGGAATAGAGTACTTACAAACAACCGGTAACTCTCCGTTATCGTGTGGATTCTTAATATTTCTAAACTCTAAGTCTGCATCAACACAGTAG